ATATGTACCTTTAAATCCACCGCCATCAGGTGTTTTAGCAAATTGATATTCAGCAACCATGCTTGGAGGTGCTTTTTCTGCTTTAGATGTTTGCTCATTAAGTTTTGCTTGATAAGCCTTATTAAACTCTTCAGTTCCTTGTGGAGCAATAGAAGAGGCATAAGCCACAGCATTACGCACTTCAGGAGTAAGTTTCTCAGCAGTTCTTTGTTGAATCAAAGCATAGTCACTTTGTGCTTTACGCAAATAATCAGTTAATTGCAATGCGCCTACTTGATCTCCTGCTTTAGACAGTTTCTGAATTGCAGTTTGTAAAGAAACAGGATTATTTGGATCAACATCTTGCATTACAGCATTTCTTATGCTGATTAACTGTAATTGTGGGTCTACTGCGCCCAAAGCACCACCAAGTCCACGACCTAGTTGTGATGCACCAGCGTAAAGCATGGAACGACCAAAAGCATCAGGAGACATTGATCCTAATTGCTCACCTTGCGCCAAACTTTGTTGTGCAACTTGTTGTTGGTACATCTCAGGAGTAATACCAAACAAGCCTCCGACAATACTATCTGCCATTTGTATTCTCCTTAATAATTTGCGTAGCCTAATGGCACATAGTTACCATAAGCATCAACTGTTGGCGACATCATGCCTTGGCTTGTTATTCCACCCGTTGTTGGTGCAGAAGATGTTAACCAGTTAGCCAATCCAGCACCCAATGTTGATGTTGGGCTTCCCAATCCGCTCGCAATGTATGCGCCTGGTCTTGTCGTTGCAGCTGGAGATGTTCCATAACCTGCCGCCAAACTAGCACCTGTAAGTCCCAATCGACCTGCATTAGCACCTGCACCAGAGATTGATGTACCCAAACCAGTACCCAAGGTAAATGGTTGTTGTGCCATATTCTCTAGATTACCAGCCTGACCAAACAAACCTGTGCCAAACAATACATTTTGTTGACCAGCAGAAGTGGCATTTGCCGCTAATTGAAGGTCTTGCAATGTTCTAGCATTAGCCAAAGCCGCCATTTCAGGATTAGCCGCCAATAAACCACCACCTTGAGCAACAGACAACCCTGTTCTTCCTGTGTTTTGTAATTGATTTATCAGGTTAGCAGATTGCTGTTCACGACTAGGAGCAAGCAATGCAAGTTGGTCTTGAATATATTTCTGAGCCACATCTTGTGGAGTCTGCGCCAAATAACTAGAACCCAAGTTCAATAGTTTGTTTTGAGCAGAAGTAATCTCAGGCGATGCCGTATAACCAGCACTTACCAACTGACCAGTAGCAGGGTCAATTTGGAAGTTTGATGAACCAAATCGAGTGGTTATGCCTACTGGACGGAACTGTGAACCAGTAGTTGCCGAACCCGTTGCCGCCAATAAGTCTTGTTGTGCTTTGAGTGCCGCATCCCTAGATGCTTGGGTTTGCATCAAACCACCAGCAGTCTGCAATCCACCTTGTATTAGATTAGGGTTTTGAGCAAGGAAGTTCTTAGCAGTAGTTGCCGCAGTACCACCTGCCGCCAACATTGACTTAATCATGTTGTCCAATTGAGGATTAGCACCACCAGTTCCTACATAGGTTTGTGGTGTTAAAGCATCAATCTGAGCCTGTGTATAAGGAGCAGTTCCTGTATCGTAATTGCCCATGCCACCAGTAATATCCGTTGGAGTATTACCATAATCATAGATATCTGCCATATTTGTCGCTCCCGTTGTTCCTTGCGTTGTCGGTGTTGTTCCCGATGTCGCTTGACTTAATAAACCTGTTGGTGAGACTGCACTTAAAGCCCCACCAGTTAATGCTTGTTCTGGCGTTGCCCCGCTTAATAATCCTGCCGTAGTTCCACCAGCAACCTTACCTGCCAATGCAGAACCAGTTTCACCCGCAACTTGTCCACCTACTTCACCACCAATTTGTGAAATAGCAAGGTTTTTGGCGACATCTTCAAGACTACCACCCTTGTCAAGTACATTAGCCGCTTGGATGTAGGGTGCGGCAACAGGCACAGCAATAGAGGCAACAGTAGCCCAACCGCCTGGCACAGCACTATTTACTGTGCTATCAACAGTCGCCAAAGCATCTGAAACGCTACTGACTGCATTGCTTACAGTATCAGAAACACTTTCTACAACGCTAGATACACCACCTTCAGGGCGAATCTTCCTATCTCCCACATGGCGAAACGCATAAATTGGGAGGTCTGGAATTCCTAATAAAGCAAGACTATTTCTCATATCTGTGCTTTCCAGTTGTAATTTGGCAAATCAGATGCTTCTACTTTCATGCCAATTCTTTTCATTAAATCAACAATCTGTGGGTTATCTGCCATACCATAAACAGTTTTAATTCCTAATGCTCTACCTTTTCTAACAAAACCAATAACTGATTTTGCTAAAGTATTAGGCTTATCTTTGGTAAACAAATGAATCTCTGCTGATGTATCGCCAATCTTTTTAACTAGCAATACAGAATCATTTTCTTGCATCAGAACAGCAGTCTTAGCCTTAACCAATGCACCAATAGTTTGCAAGGCTTTATTTGGATCAATCTTTCGATTGACTGCATCTGCTTTGATGATTTCTGATGCTTTCATAGTTATTCATCCGCAGGTTGAGGTTGATTGCCTTCAGCCAGCCACTTTAAATATTCTGGTGCTGTTATTAGGCAAGACTCTTGTTTGCCATCATCCCATTTACGCCAAACAACTTGTTCTGTTTGACCTTGACGCATTGGTTGTAGTTTCCAAATAGGCTCGTTCATAGTTCACATCCTGTAAAAAGAATATTTGTAGTCTGTTCACAAAGCAATGCACCAGATTGTCCAGCAGTTGCTCCAGAAAATGTAAGAGTCAAACAGCCAGACGTTGGAGATGAAGCCGCATAAACAGCGGCGCTAACATTATAATTAGCAACACCATCTACCATAAGGTCAAAATTGTTTATTGTTACCCCCGTTGGTCTAACACGAGCAGTAACTTGAAAAGGAATAGTTGCAACTCCTCCAGTAGAGGCATAAATAAAAACTGGAGCAATATAACCATTTGTACCGCCATTGGTAAATGCTGGCAGATACCGCTGACATAACACCAACTCAGTACCATAAGGTCTGTAATCAAAACTTGTTGCGGTACTGCCTTTTTCTAGTTGTACGCCTGTGATGTATAAGGTTGCGCCAGATGTTCCGACTACGCTGACTGAGCCAGTAGGTGCAAAATATTGAGCGCCAGCCCATGCGTTAGCAGTTCCGCTAAATGTAGAGCCATTACCTAAACCAAATACTACGCTAAGACCTATGCCATTAGTTGTTAGCCAAGTACCACTTGTGTCACCAGCAATAGTAATGGACTTTTGTTCCCAAGTATTGGCTGAAGAAATTGTGTATGAATATGGGTAACTTCTATTTTCTGCTGAATTTTGTAACGCACCGCCAAAAGAACCTGTTAAGGAACTACGAACCCAAAACGATAAAGTTACAGTTGATGCGCCAGTCGCACCAAAACCTAAATCTGAAATATTAAACCCTTCAATCGGTTGTTTTACATAAAAAATATCACCAGCACCAATAGAGTAAGCAGAAGAAGATGTTATGCCTAAATAATTTTTAAACCCTGCTGGAGGAGTTACAGAGCCAGCATTTTGTTGAACTGTAAATTTAGATGCTTGAGTTAAGCCAAAAGTCCACCTATCTAAAGCATAAGAACTATTAGTAGGAGTAACACTAGCCCCAGCATTACGCTGGTCTATCACCATCGCACCATTGATGATGCGGTTCTTAAAGCCGTAGTAACCAGTAGTTGTGCCTGTACCGCCATTAGCCTCTGGCAATGTACCTGTTACACCAGTAGATAAAGGCAAACCAGTTGTGTTTGTTAAAACACCGCTTGCAGGTGTTCCTAATGCTGGTGTTGTAAGAACAGGACTTGTTAAAGTCTTGTTTGTCAGAGTTTCTGTGCCTGTATAAGTTGCAATAGAAGCACCAGCCAATGTGGTTGCACCCGTACCACCATTAGCAATAGGCAAAGTACCAGTAACACCAGTAGTCAAAGGTAAACCTGTGACATTGGTCATCACACCTGAAGATGGAGTACCAAGAGCAGGAGTTACTAAAGTGGGAGAGGTTGAGTCAGCCTTTGTAGCAACCGCAGTAGCAATGTTGTCAAACTCAGTATTGATTTCAGTACCTTTGACAATCTTTGAAGCATTGCCTGTTGGCAACGAATCCTTAGATGCAAAGTTTGTACTTTTCGTGTAATTACTCATGTTCTTTCCTTACAAAATCTTGCCATTCTTGGCTTGAATTTCTATTTTTTGCACACTCAACGCTGAACCATTTATATCTGCCTCATATCCTGTCTGAATCACTTTTCCAGAACCTGTTGGATAACACTTCAATGTACTCATAGCAATACCATTGGAATACTCAGCAATATTGTATTCAGACACCCCATAATATGCAATGTTATTAGCACCAATTGATACATTCTGTGAGTAAAAGTTACCCGTAAAGTCATAAGCCCATTTCATCGTTACATACTGGTTATTTCCACCAATAACAACAATAGACAAACGCTTTAGAATTGATGTAACGGATGGCGCACCAAGGTCACTATGGTTTGTGTAATACTGGAAACGATATGTTGCTGTATCATCGTTATAACCAGAATAGGTAGCAAGATAACCTGATTTACCAAGATAAAGCGTTCCATCTTGTTTAACCAATAGTGATTTTGGCTGTATAGAGTCCCATGTGGTAACTCTTGCCGCCCCATCTTGCAGTTGTGCTTTCAAGTCAAAACAATATACTTGCTTTATAGCAGGTAAAGTTAATAGATAGAAAGCCTCAGTAGCAGAGTAAGCGCATTTAATAGTGCCACTTGTTTCATTTGAGTAAACAGTCATCAAGTCATTACGGACATTCTTAGACAAATCACGCAATGGCATGGACTTTTCTTGAACAGTCCTCAAGGCGCTACGCACACCTGTCGCAGACAAGAAAATCAGGTCTGTACCCGTATAAGCCAAAGAATCACGCTCTACACAGCCAATTCCTGTAATGACATCCTGTAAAGTCATGGTGGATGGCGTTGTTGCATCTTTGTAAACCAAAATATTGTTCTTACCAAAGATAAACAAAAAGCCATTATGTGCGCCCAAAGCGACAATTACATCACCGCCTCTAGGCCAAACAGTAGTTGTATCCAAAGTACCAGCAGTACCTGAATTCCATTTGTTTGCCAATTTGGTATCGCACCATTGAACAGTTAACTTGTCTGACGACACATCTGCTGTCCAAAGCCTTCCATAGGCACTTAAAGCCGTGTTTGCCAACTGAACAGTACCTGCATAGCCTGTCAACTCACTAATGCGTCTATAAGTCGTTGTAGACAGGCTAGGATCAAAGACTAAAGGATCATGCCCTGACTGGAATAAATAAAGTGCGCCAGCCAAGGAAACCATCTGCCAATTACTTGCAGTAATGGTCGGGGCAGTACCTCCTCCCCCATAGGTCAAAGTAACCAATGAAGAACCACTTACTTTAAATAATTTATTGTTTCCAGCGCAAATTGTGTACGAAACTGCGGCTGAAGTTACAACTTCTCCAATCGAGGTAATATCATTGGTAGACAAGTCAGAATTCGTTGCAGAATTAACCTTTGTCCAACCTTTTCTAGCACCAACACGACCATATTGGTCAATTACGCAATTATTGGCAACCAATGCAAAACCACTAGCCAAATCCAAAGACGAATCTTGGGTATTGAGGCCGTAGAAGCCTGGGGCTGTAATTGCAAAGGCTTGTATCGGTTGAGACATTAAACAGCCTCAAATGTGTCGTTTTCAGGCGATCTAGCCAACTCTAACGCTATCAGATCAGACATACAAGATTTGTACATAGCAAATGCTTCTGAACTGTTTAAACCACCATCTTCTCCACGCTCTATCAAAGCGCGGGCAAATGCACCCAAAACGATGGGCTCTTTTGCCAACAAAGTCGTAGATGTGTCTGTTGTAAAGTCTGCTTCAGGAACAATCAGGCTAAAACGGATGGCATATACAGCATCAGGAACAGGCCAAAAATTTACTTTAATATCGCCATTTGTATCTACACCCTTAATGGAGTA